ACATAATCGCCAAACATATTGGCTTCTCGACCGGCCAAATCGGCACTCAGTTTCTCATACATCTTAAAGTGGGACAGATAGTCACCCTATGTTTCATAAAACTCTTTCCAGAATTCGTCAATGGAATCCTTCATGCTCTTTACATCAAGCACAATTTCGAGTTTATAGTCGATTTCTTGCAGCTTAAGATCAGACAGCTCTCTTAAACCATCAAGAAGAATTTGTTGCTGCTCGTTAACAATATCCAATGTATCTTCATATTGAGATACAAAGTCCTGCCATTGAGTCCAACGCTCTTCTGCCGCTTCGAAAACTGCTTGCTGAGCTTCAAGCTCATCTGCGGCCGCCTCTTGCTTAGTGGCACTCATTGCATTATATGTCTCAATATAGGCATTATATGCATTTAGGCTAGCTTCATAATAAGCAAGTTCATTGGCCTACAATCTATCAAAGTTGGCAATCTCGCCATCCTCATCAAAGATAGCTACATCATTACCACCAGCGCTTAAGAAATCCTAAAGAGCTTTTTGGTCTTCCTTTAGCCATTCATTGGCTTCTTCTAGCTTGATATTTTGATTTGCAAGCTAGGTGTTTAGCTCTTGCTCACGCTTAGTAAATAGCACAAGTTTATTGGAACCATAGGCCCTATCGATCTATGTACCAACTTCCTCGAGCTCTCGTTCCTGAGCCTCAATAACACGATTGATGCGATGGTAACGTTCTGGCTCTGCGTTACCTTCTTCTTTATCTATCTGCTTAGGCTTAGAAGAACCTCCACCACCGGGAGAGCCGCCACCCGCATTTTTCTTAGAGTAATTATTATAGTTACCAGTAGCCTTCTTGGTAATTCCATCAATAACAGGAGTTTTACCATTAGTGGTCATGGCAATAGCGTCTACATAACCCTCTGCTTCATAATATCCATCTTGATAAGTGCGAGTACGGGTACGAATAACCGTATTACCATTATCATCCTCGTATGTACCGGCATCAATAGTTTCAGTTACATACTCAGGAACTCTCTGCTTTGTGAGCACAGGCTCTGTTTTGAAATTCGCCTCAAAGCCCATTGCATCAAACAAAGCATTGACTTGGTCAACGGTCATTCCAGCATCTGCTATCAACTGTTGAGCCTTGGTGAGGAATTCTCCATCATCTAGAGAAACACCAACATCGATATCTGGAATTAAGGCCACAAGATTTTGATAATCTGCTAAGATTGTAGCCGTTTCATCTTCGCTTAAGCCATTCTCAACAACGATTCTAGCAATGATGTCATTGCCCAGCTTACTCTTTAAGTTATCAATTGCAGTTGCACTACCCGTAGCAGCTTGCTCAATAAGATCAAGATTCTGACTAATAAAATCATTAGACACGTAATCTTCACTAACATCAAGCAAGTTAGCAACAGCAGTACGGCAATCTTGCATCGCTTCCGCAAATTCTTCACTATCTTCAGACGAGTTCTGAATAATATCAGACCAGTCTTCGAAGTTGTTGGACAAGTCCTCAATGGCATCATTCATTTTCATGATACCCTTGGCCACGATGCGAGCTTCGTTATCGCTCATTTCATCGTTAAGACCTTCCATTTCATCAGCAGAAGTTCTTAGATAGTCCGCAAAATCTTCCCATTCTTCTGGGTCAAGCATCTCAGTATCAGATGCTCTATCAAGATTAACAGCAGCCTATGTATAAGCCTCAGTAGAGATGATACCATCATCAAGAGCTTGCTTCAAATCGTCTAGGTTATCATAAGAACTTGCAATAGCAAGATTCCATGCTCGAGCTTCTGCCTCATTCGCAGCGATAGTGTCACTCAGTCCATTAAAGGCTCCGCTACATTCGCCAACCATTTGGGCAATTTCATCAAGACCATCGTCGAAAGAGCCAGCCGCCAAATCTTGATACCACTCATCCAACTTCATCTTGGTTTCATCTGTCTGGTCTCCCAGTAAACGAATTATATCAAGCTGTTGTTGAACAGTGGTGTGGTCATACTTCCAATCACCATTTTCATCTTGGTAATTAGCTTGCTTAGTTAGATTATTGAAATCATAACCTTGCAGATTACGATACTCCTGGTTTCGAGCTTCCAGGGTATTCATACTTTTAGTGGCTTCATCCAACAAGGCTTGCTGAGTAGCTTCCTTAAACTCGGCCGCGTTAGCGGTAAGTTTATAGGTGCCATCAAGCATCATGGTGAAGTATTGCTTAGCGCCTTCTCCAAGAGTATCATAATCCTCTTTAGAAATTGTATCACCAGTGGCAATACCATCCATTACCTCGCGAATAGCCGCATACTTAGTTTGGAAACTCTCTAAACTACTTACTACTTCCTTAATGCCTTCTGCAAATTCCTCTAAAGAGCCTGCTTCATGGGCAGCGATAGCTTCATCAAGCTTGCCATAGGCAGAAGCAAGAGCAAAGATATCCGCAACATCTTGCATTTCAGAAAGTGTAAGATTACTTAAATCAGCATCCTCAAGAGCCTGCTATACAGAACGGGCATACTCTTTTCCGACATTATCCATGTCATCTCGAGTATTCTCAGCAGCATTGACAACACCATCAACAAACTCGTTAACAAGTTCTTCTTGAGCAGCAATAATAGCCTTAATTGCTTCTTCTCCACCGAACTGACTAATCACTTCATCAGCAGTGTCATAATCAGCAAGAGCATCTCTTAGGGAATTACTAAAATCACCCTGGGCAATATAATTGAGTGCGCCTTCATCAAGGTCTTGCAATTGTGTCTTGGCACCCTGTGCGCTATCACCAATTTCGTCAAGGGCTTGAGCTGCTGCAATCATGGCAGCAATTTGCTCAGCATTATATACAACTTCTTGTCCTTGAGAATTTAGGAACACAAGACTGCGGTTATTATCGGTACCACGAACTGCATTATCAGTTTGAGCACTGACGTCGTAGCCGGCATCCCGCAAAGCGCGTAAGGTCTCTTGATAAATGGAATTTCCAGAACTAGAGGCTTTGTTGATACCGCTACCAGTAAGCTTATCTTCCCATTCATCTGTCAATTCTTGAGTAAGCGCATCAATTTGACCAGTAACCATGGTTTGAACAGCTCTATCAAGAGTGGTTTGAGCCACGCCAAGAACCTGTTCAACTTGCATCTGAGTGATAAGATTAAACTTCTCACCCGCGGCGACCGCGCTATCGGCCATGCCCTGAATAGCAGTATACCATGTATCGATGGTATCTTCGGAATCAGAAATTGAGAATCCAAGCTTTCTTAGAGCAGGCACCAACTCTTGTTTGGATAGCTTAGCCAACTCTTCATAATTAGCAAGGAGTATATCTCTATCGCCACTGTCGCTTGTTTCATCTCGATAGCTATATGCCTTACGGCCTAAGGCCATTGCATCAGCACGAAGCTGCATATCTGCGGCATACTTTTCTGCGGCAGATGCTGCATAAGTGAGATTTTCAGCACGTTGATCGGCGCGATCTTGCAAACCGGTAAGAGCGTCTCTATTTAGAGTACCATCACTATTGCGCAGATTTGCTAGATCTTCAGCACTTAGCTTACCAGCATTATTGAGAACCTCAATGGCTGCTTCATTAACCTCTTTAAGGGCATCACGCCACTCTTGAGTACCTTCAGTACATTCTTCTAGTTTCTCTACCGCACTATCATAAGCATCAATAGAAGAACGGAGTTCATCAGCTGCCCGCTTTGCTTCATCTGCGGCCTCCGCGGTTTCACGCGCTGCTTCAGCTGCCTTTTTAGCCGCATCGGCATCGGCATTATAGGCCTTAACCGCTGCATAAATCGCAGCTGTCAATGCGGCTATGACTGCAACGGCCGCGAGAAGAATAAGATTATTGGCATATTTAGCTGCCGTATTAGCAATGGTTTTAGCGGTGTCATCAGAAGTCGCTTTAGCAGATAGTTTCTTTGCTATTGCACTTGCCAATGTAGCAGATACTGTCTTTGTTTCAACCAATGCTGCTTGGCCACCTAAAACCACGCTTATCTGTCGTTCTTTATTGAGTGCTCCAAAAGCCATGCTAAGAGTGGGTAATAGCATACTTAAGCTAGTAAGAATAGTTACGAAACGCTCGGTATTAGACATATCTTCATCGCTAAATACTCGTCCAAGACTCTAAAGAGCGTTAATTCCCATGGTTACTTGTGACAAGACACTACCAGCATTTACCAATGTTTCTGCCCAATCCTTAGCTTTTAGAGAGCCATTACTCATGGCGTTTTGAGCTTCCTACATTTTTCCTTCCATCTGTGTAAGAGCATCATTAAAGGCTTGTTCAGATACTGCTCCGGCTCTGAATTGTGCTACCAAACGTGTTAAGTCGTTCTAAAAACGTACATTGTCCTCACCCAAAGCCAAAATCACCTGGCGAAGTCGGTTAACTCGCTCTGTAGACGACTGAAGCTCTGTGTTGAACTTGCCGTTGGCAGACAAATATCTTTCCACCTAATCATCAGGCATGTTCTGGGCTACTAAGCCAAGAGAGCGTGCTAACTCGATACTTTCTTGAGATATTCCGCTTGTACTCTAACTTAAAGATCTTTGTAGCTGGCGATATTTTTCTGATTGAATTGCAGCCTCTTTTAATCTTGCGATAAGTGCTACTAAAGCTCGTTCATTAGAAGTAACACTAGAATCGTTAAGAACGGCATTTATATCTTTTTTAATAACGCCCATGCCTTGCTGCACTCTATTCGTAAGATTACCAGAGGCATCGCGCTGGAATGTAGCTCCTCTAATTTGGTTCCGCCAGTTTTGTTGAGACTCTTGGTTCATATGCTCTGTCAGTCTTTCGGTCAGTATTTCTGCCTACTGTCGAGCCTGATTTGTTTGTTGTGCCATTGTGTTCAAGATGTCTTGACGCACCGCAGCTTCTTGCACCAAAGAGCGCAATTTCTCTGCTTGGTAACTACTCAGCTCTAATTCATAGGCGTTCGCCTGTCCTTGCAACTCGACTAACTTGGCCTCTTGAGATATTCTTTGATTGTCTATGCTATTATCGGAGTTCTGCAAGCTAATCAATCTAGCCATGTCGGCAGCTTCTTGTCTTAATGCTTGCGCTCTCTCCCATTCCTTCTGCTGCATTAAACCAAGGTTGGTAGCCATAGCACGCATACCGCTGGCCATTTGGTCTCCATATACTCGATTCATTAGCAACGCTAATCCCGCCAGCACACCCTGCATTCCACCCAAGGAGTCAATTACATCGGCTGTACCACTTAGAATTGGAGTAACTGCATCATCAACACTAATAAAGAAGTCAGGATTGATTAAACTGTCATAAATGTCTTCAGTCGCTGCTCTAACTCTATCACGAGCGCCTTCCCAAGACTCTGCATAAACATCGGCTTGTTCATTTAGTGCACCAGTAGCACTTGTTGCAGTAGCTAGATTATCTTGGAAATCATCCCAGTTCTCCATTAGGTTAATAAATTGAGTATACTGACGTACACCAGCCACGGTTTGAGCGAGTGCCATTTGCTATGCCTTAGTTAAAGTGCTCCATCTCTCAGCGGTATCATCCAAGATGTTATCCATCTGTTTAAGATTACCATTAGCATCAAGAATCTATACTCCAACCTTAGCAAGGGCTTGAGAATATTTATTTAGGTCTACTCCATCTTCTAAGGTTTCACCTAAAGACAAACCTTGGAAACGAGTAAATAAAGTACGAAGAGCAGTACCCACAATACTTGCACTTTCGCGAGTATTAGCAGTAAGTGTTGCAAGAGCGGAAGCGGCATATTCGTAACTTAAACCTACCGTTCCAGCTACGGCGGCAAATTTCTGCAAGCCAGTTGCAATTTCATCAGAACTGGATGCAGTAGCAGCACCAAGAGCTACCATTACATCGGCGTAATATTCAAGAGATTTTCCGCCCTCTTCATAGAAGTTATTCCATACGGCGGTAAGCTGTTCAGAGACCTCTTCTGCAGCCTGTCTTGAAACATTGGCCATCTTAATAGTGGTTTCAGTTCTACCTTTAACCTGTTCATCATCAAGGCCTTGCTGATAGTAAATTAAAGATGCATCAGTATAGTCAGTAGTAGTAGTGCTTAAAGCCTTCGCGGCCTCATTTGCGTATGCCGCAAACTCTTTCATTTCATCAGTGGACTTAAGGGTAACAATACGAATATTGTTGAGCGATGTGTCAAGACTCTTGGCATAACCATATGCAGTTTCAAGCTATCCCACAAAACCGTGCAAAACACTAGAAGTTAATTGCCAACGCATAGTATTCTTCATGGTTATCCATAATTCATCCATTAACTTACTGGTTCTGCGTAGAGGGGTCTCAGCTTTCATTATAGCACTAGCTACACTAAGGAAAGCCTCTTGACCACTTGGTCCCAATGCCTCTAGAGTACGATAATATTCTGTCAAAGTGCGATTACTATTTTTTAAGTTATCATTGAATTTCGTTAAGTCAATAGAATCTCCTTTAACATTCATGGCGCTTTCCAAGTTGCGCTTCAATTCCAGCGCCGCTGTTGAAGCTTGCTATAAACTTGGTACCATGGAAGATTGTGTACTAAGATTGCTCAAAGAGCTTAGCGCTTCTTTGATAGCAGCCTAAAATTGGTTAGTATCGGCTGTAATACCAATCTGGTAATTCAATCTTTTAGCCATGTCCTTTTCCTCCTTTGTCACATATGCAAATAAGGCTCTTGAGAATTAAATCCCAAGAGCCTTTTCAATTCTCTACTTAATCTGACTTTTCTATTAAATAGATTAACCTTTTCCAACCACATCTTTGATGACAGATAGCTGCTCAAGACCTTCACCATTCTTGATTTGTTCCAAGATGGTGGTAATCTGTTCATCAAGACCGGTAGCACTATTGCTCATGCTCTGAATAATACCGGCCGCAGAAGTGTTGTATCTTGCAATGTCTGCAACAGTCTCTTCCACCAAGTTCTTAATGAAGACCAGTTCGCCTTCAGGAATAGCATCCAGAATATCCTCGATTAGACCATTGGTATCAAGAGCATCATACACTTGAGCCACATTCACCATATCCTCTTCGGTAAAAGAAATGCCCGCATACCATCTACATACTGCGATGGCAAAATAAACCTCTACACGCAGAGGACTAAAGGTACCAGTAACCTCATCGAGAGCACCATTTACCACAAACTGAAGCAACTTAGTCTTGTCATCAATAGGCAAATAACTTTGCACTTCAATAGCAGTATCTCCACAATAAATGCACTGGGTCTCGATGCAGGGTTGAATATTCAATTGATTAAAAGCAATCTCTTTCATGCTCAAAACTCCTTTATCACTTTATATTTATATAATACCAGAAAAATTCTCTTATGTCAAGCCTAGCATATTCATGTTAAGGCTGGCAGAAATCGTCAGCCCGTTAATTATACCCTAAACTGTACGACTACGAGTTTCTGCATCATCCCAGTTATTGCTTTTACCTACCCACTGGTTTGTCTTTGATGTGATACCACCAAAAGACAAAGAAACTGGGGAAGCAACATCACTTACCTTGCCATAAGGAATCTATCCAGCTATCTTCTTAATTATGCTAGTAATGGTATATAGCTTACCATTTACCATTAAAAACTGCGCTTTATCTACCTCACCGGTAGACATTAATCCACCAGAACCGCTAATCCATTCATTGAGAAAAGTTGCGGAAATGGTAGACTTAAGTTTCTAGTAACCATCAGGATCACCCCATTGGTGTCCAATAATGTTATATGCAATACCACGAGGAGCAAGCGCAAATTCTCCTAAAATTTCTCCCATATTCATGGAACCAAGCGACACATGAGGTACAATACCTTTAGTATTAGTTTTATACCATTTAACCGACACATTGGTGGCTATCTCTATATTAGTAGTCTAGCCATTGATTGAAACGGTTAAAGATAATGCCTTGCTATTAAGCAAGTCAACCTTAGCGGTCTTACCCTTGGTCTTCTGAGCACCAGACTTCTTAAATGAGCTGCTAACAAGCTTAATGTTACCATTCTTTCCAAGAACCTAATCGCTTATTTTAAGTATCTCATCATCCAAGTTTGGCATGGCAGATTCTAGCATTTGCTTGCCAATCTGCTCTCCTAGCGCGCCAGAAAAGATATTGGTCATAGTGGAACGCAAGCTATCAGAAGCAAGAGTCCCTTGAGTGCCAAGTTTGTCTGCTGCATTATTGAGCCAAGTTAATATGTTATCAATCACTTGCAGTTGTTCTTTTGTAACTGGTGTTGCTGTTTGATAGCCTTGGCTTGAATAACTAAAACTCTTAGGCCCCATCTTTTTACCAATCTTGGTTAATTGTGTAAAAACGTGTTTTGGAACCGCTCCACCAGTCATAGACTAAATACCCTTTACCACAAGATCAAAAAATTCTTGAACTTGTTTAGCTTTTACACGACCATTCTCAAATAATCCATCAAGAGAGTGTGAAGATTGGAGAACCCGCGCGAAACTAGCTGGGTCGCTCGATGACCATGCTGACTGAATGCCACTATCCAGGGCTCCCGCAATTCCCTCTAAAAGTTCTTCCAATAACTTGCCATCTTCAAGCGCTTCCGCAATTTCAAGTGGGCCTGCGGCCTTCTGACCTTTTGTTTCCATGGCCTTGACTATTGCTTGCACTTGGCTAGAAAGCATATCCTCTTTCATATTGCTATTATTCTTCTGCCAGATTGGCGATAAATATTCATCAGTCCTACCTGGCACGATAAGGTTGTAATGGTCTAAGTGGTAAAGAATATACTCTTCACGCAATACTCTATGTACGCTTTCAGTAATGTTTGCCATACTCCGTTACCTCCTTAAAACAAAGAAAAGGGAGGACTAATGTCCTCCCTTTTGTATATTAGATGTAATCCTCTTCGCCATCAAGATCGATCACAGATGGTTCGGTATTATTAGACTCCGCGTTTTCCTCCGGAGTGATTATTCCCCCGCCTCTTCTACCACACAAGCAGCGCGAGAATCCTCGACTTCATCACTTTCATCAGTGATAATTTGGATAGCAGCCAGGACCTTCTTAGTCTTGTCGAACTTGGTATAGTCGGGGAATGCATCCATTACGAAGGAGAAGGTGGAAGGATCGCCGCTAGCAGCCATAGCGAAGTTGAAGTTAGACTGAATCTTACCATTAGGAATGATAAACTCAGCAGGCATATCAACACCGTCAGACTCACGACGGAACAAGGTAGAAGCCTCGAGATAGTAGTTACCAGCGAACTTGTCGGCGGTAATCTCAATCATCTTAGCATTACCAATCTTCTTGACGTAGTAGTCAACAAGAACGACAGAGCCGACCTTTTCGGCTTCAACACAGGTGATGATAGTCTTGCCGTCTGCATACTCAACAGCAGCAGGAATGCAAGGTTCAACCTCAATTTCACCAGCGTCATCGAGCACCATGCAGAAGATGTCAGCGCTAGCATGAGCATACTTGGCAGCATCGGTACCAGTAGCCTTAGCAGCACCAGCCTCATCAGTGGTCCAGCAAGCGATTACAGGAAGTTCAATCTTGTTGGCTTCCTTAATCTCAACCTGGGAAGTGGTGTGAACATAGATTGGAGCGGCTTCGGTTGCCTCAACCAGGCCAGCACCAGAAAGGATTGCAAAGCTCTCAGGAGAGAGAAGTGCATCTTCCATATTGAAGGTTAGAGTACGCTCGCCTTCCCAAGCGATCAAACGAGCATTACCACGGCCACCAGTAGCATAAACAGTGGTAGCAGCGCCTTCAAGGCTGGAGGTCTTCAAGGTATCGAAGTACAGAACAGGTTCGTTCTTGTAGAAAGTGCGATTACCGAGTTGCATCTTTGCCTTAGCGCGAAGAACAACGTCGCAAATTTCACGAACACCAAATTTCATATCGTGTTTCCTCCTTAATTTTTCTAGGATAAAATCAGTACACCTTTATCGCATCGGACATACCACCGCTATTAAAAGCCGTGGGACTCATGGGGTGTAAATCCCTCATCCATGATTCAACGGGTTTATCAGGCTTACCGCCCGCGAGTCTAACGCGCAGGTCAGTATCCCATTCAACATAACTGGTATATCTCTCCATTAGGTCAAACAGTTGGAACAGATTGCAGTTTAAGCACTGCTCGAGTGAAACCACTCCTGCTACTGTCAATACAGATATATACCGAGTCAATACGCTTTCATTGCTTCCCTTATTTTTCAACTCAGCCACTTTGCGGCGGCCTCGCATGAGTTTATCAGCTATTTCTTTAGCCCTTTTGTTGACCGGATTATAGATAATATTCTCACCCTAAAAGATGCTGTTCACACATAAAACATCTTTTAGTACCGCCTAAAAATGATCAAAGTTGTCGTTATCTATCAAGATAGTGTCCTACCCGTCAATCAACCTTAGGATAACACTATTCTTGGTTAATACCGCTGAATGATTTGGGAAAAGCAACTTCAGCAAGGTAATTATAGCAGCCTTCTTGGTTTTGTCCTAAGACTGCTCTAATACTCTCACTAATACTTGAAAATTGCTTAAAGATGATGAAAGACTTTCGTCCTATATTAAAGACTCTTTTTCTAGGCACAAGTATTGTACCGCCATAAAGTAATCCGACTCACCCATAAAAGCTATATCTCTTATGATGGGAGGATGGACAGTGATTTGTAATTCAGGAATAGGAATGTCTACTCCCGCCATAAGAGGTAGTCTATAATCATTCGTCAAGCGGATTCACCTAATCCTCATGACCACGAATGGCTAGGTAGGTCAAGGTAACCCCCGCAAACTCTTCGTCATAGACATATGGCACGGCAGAAACAAACATCAACTCTCCAATACCCGTCAAATGAGTCTTATCAAGCATTGCATCTATCTCTCCCGCAATACGATAAGGACGTAGCTCAAAATCCCCCAAATCCCAGTTGTCATAGTGACAAATGATGTCAATACCGAAAGTGTTATCTCGATATTCGGGGTTTGTTGCATTACGCACAATATTGCCATAAATCAAGCGAAGATAAGTCTTTTCTGGTGCGTCTATCTTAACTTTAGGCACAGATGAAATCTGCTTAGTCTCAAACATTTCCTTAAGCATTTCACCAGTTACTTCTGGTTTACTCTTCCAGTCTCTTGAGTTGTAGCACATCAACTTCAAGACATTTTTATTCGACAAGATTCTATCCATAATCAATGCAGCATCCTTGGGCATACCCAGCAAGCTTGATTTGGGGTACTCAAACGTATTCTTTTTCATCGCTTATCACCTCAATACAAAGACTCTACCACAATGGTTTTTTCCAAAGACATACTGCCCTTAGTCCATTGCAATGTAAATTGTCCGCTCACCATTTTATTCCAAGTCACTGTCACTGTATTGGCATCAATCTGACAAATAGTAACTGGCACATCTTCAAGTACAGTCCACTTACCATCCGGTTCATCGGCTTTGTAAGTTTCTGCAATTTTAGGCTTGATAAATCCTTCGCCTTGAATGCCATCCACATTGGGTATGACTACAGGCTCGATAATCAGGCCTCCTGCAATTTCGTTTTCCACATCATCGGTTTCCCTATTGATGTAGTACTCCTCTGCGTTAACCTCGATAATGTTCTTCATGCTAATGCTATCTGGAGCCTCTACGCGCCAAGCTTTCCCGGCGAATAGGAATTTGCTGTATCTATCAAAAGCTTGAAGAGTTTTTTCATTTCGAGGCATGAGAATATTTAAACTTAGATTAGGTTCATCTATTCTCTATTGGTTCTTCTGGATAGAGGTAATCTGTGTTTCTACAGGACCACGAATTGCGGCCCAGGTAGAGCACCAATTACCCTCTTCATCCTTGAACTTAATCTTATATCGACAACGCCGAATTTCTCCCCTAAAGTAAGCGTCCTCGGTAATCTCTTGGGTGTAGATAATCCACTGTGTGCCAGTCTTTACCCACTCAAACACATCACCTGGCTGATATTGATGCTCATAATCAATAGAAATGATTTTATCATCATAATCCTACTTAACTTTATCTGGGTTAATCAGCGCTCTAGCAATAGGAAAGACACTCATACCAGGATCCATCTGGTCAAGTTCAGCATTTAATACTTGTGCATAATGCTGAACCATCTACACAAAGCAGCCTTGATATGAGTATTTTAACGCACGTTGTAAGGTGCGCCATTTATCTTTAATCATGCGGTCTTCTTGGTGGATACCACCCTACCACTCAAGTCTCGCACGCATCAGGTCTAGATTATTCATCCTTAAGTACGTGCGCGAGTAGGTCAATACATCTAAAGACCGTTTTGCGGTAAAGCATGAAATCTTCGCAAACCTGGGAGGTTAAGCCCTCTAGCTTAGACAACAATACAAGTCCTTCGGGCTTGTATTTGTATATCTCAACGAGGCCACTGATTTCTTCTATTAGAACAGCCAAATGGCTGGCCCAATCTTCACCATTCTCGCGCATGGGGATAAGTTTCCAGAGCTGATTGACTAATCTTTGTAGGTCTTGCTCTTTCACTCGGTAAGAGAAGCCAATTCCATATTTATCGTCAAACATCGAAAGTACTACTTTCCATAAGGGTAGACCAATTAGACTTAATGGAACCCTTATTATCAATCAGCTTTCTACGTTTATACAGGCGTTGCATATGATGTGCTTGTCTTTCAGCTTCTCGCTTCAGCTCCATCAATTTAGCAAGGTGGTTCGCCTGTGATGTCATCTTAAAATCGGCACCCGAATACTTCATTCGAGTGTTTTCAATAGACGCAACTTGACGCTACAGCCAAGTATTATACATCAAGAGAGCAAAGATGTTAACCTCTTCTGACGTAAGATGACACCCGAATGTTTCAGCATTCGGGTCGTAATCGTAAAGAGGGAATCGCGGAAACTCGAACCCTGGAATTGCGTCCAGCAAGATATTTTTCATATCTTTTAGAGTATCCTCGCGTGTCCACTCAAGATACATATCATCTGTAATCTTACCTAAAAATCTATCGTAGATTTCTTCGAAGGAGGTTGGTTCACCCTGAATTGGGTAATTATCCATGATTACTCCTCCTTTACGGTAATAGTGTTCTCCTTAGTGGTTTCTGGCACTACGATTGTGCTATTGGCGCGACGGCCTGCGGGAACGCTAGGTTGTACGCGTCTTTCGGCTTGCTTTGAGGCGCCGTCCGCAGGTTCATCGTAAGCGTGAGACAACTCAATAGCTTTCATAACGTCATAGCCAAGCTGCTCTTTAATAGCAGTAATCTTATTGGTGTCGGCCAGTGGCAACTCCACAGCGAATTTCTTAATCAAGTCCTTTGTGCCGATGGGTGCGAAATCAAGCGCATCCTGGAACTCTTCTAAAGAACAAGACTGCATCCAGCTAGGTAGCTTATCTGCTGTTAACCAGTATTCAATAGGTGGATTGCCATTCAGCAAATAGTTGATAATCTCAGGGTCTTGCACCTGCAAATAATTGAACAGGGTATTTCGTCCGCCTGGACGTTGAGACAAAGCTTCAAGCTCTGCCACGGGGATGTTTTTCTTTACCTCATGTGGCATAAATTCACGACGGACAGCCATTGGACCATCCTTAATGGTATAACCGACACGGCCAGCACTCTTGTTGGCAACAACACAAGTCTCTTTCATAGTTTTTATCTCCTTTTTCTCATATGACAAAAGGGGATAGGGATAAACCCTATCCCCTTTGATAGTTTATTTAATTAGCCCTCTACTGGAGCGATGTTGTCCAGGTGACCCTGGAGCTCGGTGTCAACGTAACTGAAGATGTTGTTAGTCATCATCACACCAACGCCAACCTTACGGTAGACCTGGATGTCACGAGACCAGTCATCATTATCGTTACGCTCACGAATGTGAGTAGTGCCCTCGAAAGCAACCTTTACAGGCTTATCGTTGGCGCCAGCAGGAATAATCCAGCAGTAACCGGGGTCGATAACCTTGCGGCTGTTGGTTTCATCCTCAAGAGACTGAGGAAGAATAACAACGCGGGTGCCCTTGTAGTTAGCGAGGTAGCCCTGAGCCCAACGCTCGTCCTTCATGCGGTCAGAAACCCAACCATCTTCAGGAACGATTTTCACAGCAAACTCACGAGTGCAGTAGATGGTAGGAGTACCATAAGCACTTGCAGTGTTTACGAGATAGTCAAGAGCAGCCTCGTCGAAACCAGCCCAAGATACCTTGTTAGCAGCGGGAAGCTGAGTTACAGCAGCCTGGAGAGCAGCCTGGATCTCACGATAAATGAGTTCCTGCATACCTTCCATGACGATCTGGGTCAGCTCAGCGAAGTTTACACGACCATCAAGATACTCCTCGAAGCCGATGCGAGCGGCTCCGCCGATAGCACTGGTCTGTACTTCGAAGCTCTCAGAACCGAGCTTGAAGGTCTCATAGACACCTGCAAGACCAACGCGAGTAATGAACTGCTTGGCACGAGCATGGCCGGTTCTACGAGTGTAAACAGGGCGGTCACCCTGACCAAAGGTCTTAATCTCAGCGAAGGAACCATACACGTTCAGTAGGCGAGTAGGAACCAAATCATCCATAGTCTCTGCCATCAGAGCGAAGACCATGCGCTTATTCTGTTCGTAAAGTTCATCGGTAGCAGTCAGCTCTCTCAGCTCATTCTGCAGGGTTGCGTCCATAGCAGCATAGGTGAGATTCTCTCCATTGAAGGAATAGTTTCCAGAAGGAGTGCCGTTAGCCACGTTCTTCATGAGTTGAAGCAAATTAGCTCTATCTAATGCCATGATTTATCTCTCCTTCCTTATTACGCTACGCGTCTTACTTTAACACCTGGTTGCATATCAGGTGTGGTGTAAACCTTGTCAACCACGAAACAAGGATCGAGATCGCCACCGGCGCCCTCGCCAGCAACAAGATAGCCATCAGCGCCAATCTTGAGCAAGTCACCCTTGTTCAGAGAACCAATTTCTGCCATAATAGTATTGGTGGTCCAATGATCGCCAACACTGATGTAGAGAACACGGGGAACCATCTTTGTTCCTTCGGGCATCATCTGAGGATAGTTGAAAGTACCAACCTGCTTCTGATAGCCAACGGTAGTGCCCTCACGGACTGCACTGTCGGAATAATCAAGAACAGTCTGCATAGCAGAGCTATCCTGACCAACAGGGCTATAAACACGAGCATTATAATTCTGCTTAATCATAGCAAAATCAGCTTCGGTCTCACGGTCACGATAAATCTTGACCTCATTGAAAACCATCATCCAAGCGCCTGCGGCCTTCTCAGCGGAGAAGCTGCAAACACCATTACTGTAATCATACTTCACGAACTGGCCGTTCTCAAGCAGGTCGATGTCTGCTGCAGCGGGAAGCTGTGCGTAAACCTGACCATTACGTGGAGCAGAAAGGTGGTTAGGTTCAACCTGACCATAACCATACTGGACATAAGTCGCCTTACCAAGGCGAGTACCACTTTTAGCCATGTGTAATTTCCTCCTTAATTTTTCTTAGCAGTATTGCGTACTGCCTTTACCCAATCTGGAGCATTGTCTTGCTCTTCAGCACCGTTAAGATTGAACATACCGGTGGGAGCATCAGGTTTCTGCTCCTCTTGTTCTTGTGGCTTATTAAGGTTGAAATCAACCTTGTTACGCACACAGATAACAGAGAGTTTAGCCTCAATGTCATCTAGAGAATAAGTATCAATATGCTCAACGACTTCCTTCTTGTCTTCGTCAGTCAGCATATAGAAACTATCAATCATAGACTGCTTATCCTTACGCTCGGCCTGTAGCTTGAACTCTTTCAAACCACTAACCTCTGCTTCAAGATTAGCTTTATCCTGCTCAAGAGCACTATACTTACCCTGGAGCTCCTCATACTGAGCTTTCAGCTCAACATACTCGGTAACTTCCTCAAGAGTATAGTTCTTCTTATCTTTCTTATCATCTTCAGCAGGCTTGTCTTCGGGCTTATTGTCCCCATCTGCAGGAGCGGAAGCGGGAGTTTCCTTCTGCTTCTCTTCCTCTTGCTCAGGAGTCTTCTTTTCGAATTCATTCTCTGGGTTTAGAACCAGGTCTTTATTCTCTTCCATAGGACCCTAAGAACCTCCTTCATTCAAAGTATTTTGTAGCTCGGTTATCATAGAGAACATGGTCCGCTTGAATTCTTGGAACTCAGGATTGTTCTCTAGGGAGAATTCGGTTTTGAACTGCGCGCCTTCGAAGCAAGGCTCGACGTTCTCCCCAAGGATACACAATTTTTCTATCAATGCTTCATTGTAAATGAAAATTCTTCCACGCGAATTATCTGCTTCTGCCCAAAAACCTTCTTGAAATTCTTTGGACAACTCCATAGAGTGATTATTACCTTGAGTAATGATACGCTGGGACTCGGGATAGGCCCCAGTCCAAATGTAACATTCAGTCACAAGATACTCTCTCTCAACGCCATCATCATCTCTGAATTTCTGAAACCAAACTCTTGCATTGGGAGGAACAAAACCATAGGGTCTTGTCACATCCACAACTTTAAGTTTGCCTCCACCTATCTGGACTTCTCGGTTATGTCCTTCAAAGTCTTTTAAGCTCTCATTGTAGTAACCCACAACAGGAGAACCAGGTAATTTCTTACCAAGCTTATAGGCTAATTCCTTTGTGATAACAGTATTGTTTCTGTTAGGTTCTTGACCAACATAGCAAACTTTCACGTAGCATTTACTGATCAAAGGGGATACTTCTGTCGCACTGATATACTCCATAGTATCAGAAGTTGGAATACTGATATGCAAGTTTAGCCCCTCCTTTATTGTGATTCGCCGTTGATAATGGTCTTGTCAGATTTTTCCTGTTCGGGTTTCTCTGGACGACCATTCTTCTTTTCGCCTACCACAGCAGTTTCCGCCTATTTATTTTGAGTTTTATTCTTAGTATCCTAATTATTCTTGTCCAAGTCTTTTCCACTCATTGTACTACTCATCATTGGAGGTATCATAATATCAGCAAGACTAAGAACTTCATTCTCAAAAGTCAAGGTTGCCAGAATACTTGACTGGGAGTGACCAAGAGCAATTAAAGATAATAGCTTTGGCCCACCAATTTGCATTTGCTCCTTATACATCTTCGACAAGTCTCGGTAATTAAACTGAGTAGTCTCCAACATACTTACCCTAAACTCATAATGATTTTTACGGTTGAACCGTTGAATTACACGAGTAAACATGGTAGCAAACTGCAACGGTAAATCTCTCATGTGCGCTTCGTCAACCAAAATTGCATTAGTGGTTGCCAAGTTACCATCCGCATTGAATAGATTATGAGACACACCAGCATTGTTATACACGGTACGCTCCACTTTTTCAAGGTCGTCGGTACTGGTTGCAGAATTTGCATCCTTAGTGTCAATCTTCTCAATATCAGCAAAAGTAGTCAACACATCAATGCCAATCGCGCGTTTAAGCATGGCAACCGCATTATTGTGAATATCTTTTGCTTCATCTACATCGAAAATCAAGTCACCATTCTTATCAAGAGGCAACTTCTGAACGATAATCTTGAGTAACTGCTGCATTGTTTTTTGTCTATCAAGCTCTTGAGCTTGGTCAAGGTCAATAATAGACGGAATCACGCTAACAAAAGAAGGGAAGTCACAATCATTCAAGCTAAGTTTTACAGAAACCTCCGGGTCTAACGGATACCAACAACTGCGGTCGCCGGGGTAATCTCCCTTTAACCTACCTTGTTTATACAGTACATAAGCCTGTTGGATATCCTTAGGGAAGGTCTTTAGAATCGTTGCTCTGTATTGCCAGTTTGGGAAATACGCATCAAAGAACTGTAGATTTAGCTCAATAATTGGGGTAATTCCAGAATAGTAACGACTGCGGCAATAGGTGGCTGGCAGCTTTTGGACTCCAAAACGATCGCCGAAATCCACGATAGTGGCATAATAGGCTCCTTCTTTGATGATATCCAAAGCTATCTTATCGCACATTCGCTTCACGTCAGACTTATCCAAATAAGAAAGCACTTTAGAGAAATCTTTCAAGACTTTGTTTTGATTTTCCTTGGATGCATCATCTACATATGGAGTTACATACCAGTCATAACGATAAAGCTTCGCTAAATAATTGCACAGTCTATAGTAAATACCGCTTGACTCATAGAAGTAATTAGAAATCTCTCTAAGCGTACTATAATCATGACGATAAATAGCATTTAAGACAAAGGTCTTATTACCATAGTTCGCGTTTACCTTCTTATATGAACCAAGGTTAACGAGCACATCATCGGTCTTCCGCATACCAATTCTCAAAGCTGCGAAGTCTCTCGACGTATCGTATTCTTCACCATCGGCGGTAATATCCAACTGATAAGTTGTGTTGGGTTTTTCTGTCATGTCAAACCCTTTAGGGTGAGCACTACGTTGTCGCTGTTTTAGCAAGATTATCACCTCCTCGTTTAAGATGGCCGGTCTTAATAACCAGCTTTTTGATAAATATAGTCATACGAAAGGATGTTTTCATCCGTGTATGGAACTTCTATCAAGGTGATACCATGCAACGCACAAAAACGACGTTTGAGATTATCATTATACTTTTGTTGATACAAACCTCTGTTGCCGCCGAATTTTGCTACAGCTTCATAATGCTATTTTCCTTGGTATTCAATCAAAAAATCAAGATTACCTTCATCATCATAGACAGCAAAATCAAAACGCAATGGTCTTCCAGAGGGGGCTTTTAAGCCAGTAAACTCGACCTCTTCTTTGAAGTTCACGTCATTACTTTCTAGGATTTCGTGTATCTTGATCTCACCACGACTAGATTTCATGCTCTCACATCCTTTATTATTCTTAAAAGTTTCAATAGATGTATTATCTAAAAGTGTCCAATCTCAGCCAATAAACATAAAATCGGAGAATTTGCGGCTTCTCTTCTTGCGCTTACTTTCTTCTTCTATCTTGATATAATACATTGCATATTCAAGTGCTGAGAATTTATCCTTCTTGATACCACGATTGGCTTGCTTCAAGATAATATTAACACCCTCATTCTCCTCACGAAGGTTCATCATCTGTTCTTTTAAGATAGATGTTAGAACAAAGGGTTTCAGGTATTCATTACGCTCTTCTGGACTCATTGCCTTACCTTTCTGGGTATTAAGCAATTTGCTCTTTGCAATTTTCTCTTCAATCAAGAAGCGAATCTTACCAGCATTTAGCTGTGTCTGCAAATTAGCATGAGCCTCAGTATTTAAGGGTGCGTTGGCTTTGATTAGATACATGGCATCATATTCGGTATTTTCCGTGCGATACTTCTTATACTCACCATCTTCATCATTGATAACACCAAAGTCTGGCAGTATTTCTCCATCATCTGACTCTTGTTTCTTAACCATATAGTCTACCAAGCCAATACCAAGACCATTGGCGTCAATTACCAAAGCCTTGGCTTTATATTTATAGTATAGACGTTTTAGCGCAATCGCCTGGTCTTCAAAGTGTGCATCTTGCATGGTAAACATATTTACCACGCTTTTGATTGCTGGACCCTGTGCCTGCGGAATTACCTTGATAACGACGCATTCACTCAAGTCTCCTCGACGACCAACGTCTACGCCTATCACATAATAGGAACGAGTTGACGAGCGCCCCGAATAACTATATTCAGGTTGCAAATTCTTGCGACACCGATCAAAAGCATCACCATTAAAGAACGCATCCTCAACTGTACCGGACCACACGGACTCATACTCACGTTCAAACGAATCTTCATTGAAAGTTTCCTCTTTCTTCATATCTTCCACGAACGTACGCGGCAATAAGCGCATAAGTACTGGAATCTTATATGTACCACCAAGAATAATAGATTTTTCCGGCTCTACGACCATGCGAACCAATAGCGTGATAAGCTTGTGATACGGGAACGAATTTTTGTATCCCGCAGTCGTGACATAAATCTGCGACTGATTAAGAGTTTCAGATTCTTGAACCGTGCCGTCCGCACATCTTCTTGAAACGTTCATGGTAGGAATAATTACTTCTTGCAGAATCTTACCATCAACGCCCACACATTCCTCGATTAGACCACCATGGCGGCGCTTACCTCTCGAGGTTTCACGCGCTGCGATATTGTCAAACCAAGAACCGTTCTTGAAAACATACTTGGCATAGTCTTTACCTTCTTGTGTGGCACCACGAGACCAATCGATCTCGCGCTTAAAGGCAGGAACAAGAGCGCAAATCTCCTGCACCTTTTCCTTAATAATACCTGCGGCCTGCTCCTTACCGCCCGATGTAACAAACAAGTGGGCGCCAGGATACAAGATGCAACGTATCATCAGTACCATGACAGATAGGAATGACTTGGAATACGCACGAGGGAATACCATGTAAACATACTGGTATCTCATTGCCGCTCTCATGAATACACGTTGATAATAGAAGAACTTAAACTTCTTCTCTTTCTCAAAGTTGCCCCCGGTCTACAAGAAATCAACAAATAAATCTGGATATTCTCGCCAGAAAGCAATATATTCTCGTAGAGCAGGCATGACTGCTCGAATACGTTCCTCAGATACACCGATCTTTTTACGGTCGTCCGCAATATTTAACAGGTCATTCAGTGCCATCGAACTCACCTGCCTAATCGATGTCCCTCATTTCATCTTTGAACTCTTCAAAGTCCAAATAGTCTTTTACAGTAATCTCTTTTTCGTCAACAGCAAACAAGCTAGCTTCAAAGCGCGCCTCTTCGTCCATGTTTTCCTGGTCGGTTTCCATGATTTGCTCTCTTGCTCTATCAGACTCAATCTCTTTAACAGCTGCTTCAATCATGTTACCAAGATTTAGCTCCTCTGTCACCAATGTACGGGTATAAGATTGCATATCTTGTAGAGTTCTATCCACGTGGTCTTTTGGAGTATCCACATAGTAGCGAGGAATAAAACCTTCCTTTTCGCACAGGGCAACCAATTCGCCAATCGAGTCTACTTCATCAGTATCCTCGCCTTTAATCTGCGCGGCCGTGAGTTTAGCACTCTTCATTAAGTCATTGTAAACCTTTGACATCTTCTGGAAACCTTCAATGTCTCCAGTGTCAATCAGCTGATTAGCTCTAAAGCTGGCTTTACAAATCATGATAAGAGTATCTACCATACCAGCGCCTTGAATATCATACGACTTTTCAAAATCTCGATATAGCTGTTCCAATCTGACTAATTCACCAGCCATATAACTGGCGCCCCACTTCATGCGCAAAATCAACTTATCCTCTGTTGTTAGCTAATCCTCAAATTCGTCAACAACAGCAATAGGCTCATATTGTGCCGTACCTACGGGTGACTGCGGAGCTGCCATGCTTGCAGGCTTCGCTGGGGTTCGATCGGTTGCTAATTCAGCGTCGATTTCATCCCCACTCATTCCTTGAGCTTTCATCTGATTTATCTTGAGAGCTTTGCGCTCTTCTGCAAGTCTCTCGGTATCGGCAAAACCATATTGGTTCCACTGTTTGAGCTTCATCTTAGAAAGATAGCGACCAAGGATAGTTACACCAGTAACCTTTCTTGGGTCTTGGCCGTACTTCTCTAAAATGCCGTCCCATTCTTCCTTGACATATGGCACATCGGTTTCTTCCAAAATCCACATATACGTATCTGGGTTCCAGTTGTCGACGTGCATAGTAAGGCATTTCTTGCACATATCCAGCTTTCCATCTGGAGGATATTTAGCAATGTTTTTAGAAGTGTAGAACTCCTTATCATCCATGGTCTTTCCGCACTTCTTGCAAAAATGTGTAGCCATTCAATCAACCTCTTTTCTTATTACGACAAGATTTACAGACAGAATACCATCCATCTCTACTCGTCTTATTTCTTGAAAAGAATTGGTTATGAGCTGGCTTAATTTGCCCACACTTAGAACATTTTTTCATTGGGTACCCATTGATTTTATATTTCCAAGTTAAGAAGTCTTCAGTAGCCTCGGCCGCAATCAGCTTTGGAATCTTGTTGCGCCACAGGCTAGAGATATACTCTACGCTATAAGTCTTGCCAAATTCTTCTTGGAGGGCAGCCTATATTTCCTCATTTTGCTTCTTGTCAATTTTTAACTCGACTATTCTTAAATAGATGGGATAGTCCTGTAATACACGATAACTAATCTCATCGAAAGTCTCCATTAGGTAATATGTATCTCCATCAAAATTACCCCAGCTATCTTCTTTAAGTCGCGAGTAATCGCACAGAATAGCAGACACCACTTTGGGGTCCATCAGAGATACACCACTAACTACAACCTCTTGACCGTCGGGAGTTGTCTTCAGATAGCTCTTATCTTCAAGAGGGACATAGGAGCGGCTAGACCGAGTAAGCTTCGTAGCAATGATTGGCTTCTGATAAGCTTGTTTGATGATATATTGGTCTTTCCGCATTTCAATTAAGGCTTTCTTCATCATGAAAGCCTCTCTCCCGGAAGTGCGTTTCAACGCGGCTTCCCAGGTGTTAATAGTATCACGCAGTTGTTTTAAGCATGGTATTGTATCCAAATCATGCTAGGTAATCGAAATCTTAGGTTGGAAAATTGTATGTTTGCTCTCGTTAATTAAATTATAAATACCATCTTCACCGTTCTCAAACTGGCTAACAAGACCCTCGAAAGAACACTCTCGTTTATTAACAGTACTCATGCGATTATCCGTTAATATCTTGCGTTCTTTCCGCTCTTGCTTTTCCATACAGAGAACCAGATAATCCGCTAATACCTCTAAATATTGTGGTGTAATGTCAGGTGTTTCCGCGATTATCTGTTCGACCAGCTTTTTACGCTCTTCGGGAGACTCGATAGTATAATCTAATTTGGTCACTGTTCTCATCTCCTTTACCAATATAATACCAAAAAAAATCCAGCTTGTCAAATCTGTTTTGACCCAATTATTTTTATATGTTATTATATAGTAAAGATGGTAGAAAGGAGTCCTACTGGTATGCACTTCTTTGATATAAACCCTAATCACCTACCTCATGATGGGCAGTATTATTTTAACGTGCTTGTAATCACTATCGCCCTGAATCTTGAAACTTGGCAAGAAGCAATAGGAGATATGAGTATTGAAGGGTTGGAAAGCATTTGGTACACAGACCAATTAACTTCTCCACGTCCCACAGCCATTCATGTCTATTATGA